CCATCCCTGAACATCTGATATATATCTTTCTTGAACTCATCAGTAACTATTCTAGGATGTTCCTTACAGTATTCCCTGAATAACTTGACCATGCCCTCACAGTGCATTGTCTCATCTCGTACAGACCACTCTACAATCTCACACATACCCTTCATCTTACCGTATCTCTGGTAGTTTAATAGCATAACAAAGGCTGAGAACAAGGACATACCCTCATTCATTACAGATCTGGCAATACCTTTGCCTAAACCTGTAACTGAGTTTGTATCTAGGTCTGTCATAAAGTCTATCTTTTCTTTCATCTGCTCATACTCTAAGAAAGCAGAGTATTCTTCTTCAGGTAATCCTAAAGTATCATTGAGTAGTGCATAGCTACGTTGATGCACAAACTCTCTGTTCGTAAAGCTAGTCAACATAGCTCTGATTTCATTGTTCTTAAATTTCTGTATGTAATGCTCTAGATAATTTGTACCTACAGCTACATCACTTTGAGTGAACAACCTAAGTATTTGAGTAATATGATTTTTCTCTGCTTCATTTAACTTGCCTGACTGCCATTGGGCTACATCATCTTGTAGCTTTGCCTCCCACTCACCCCAGTGAGCCTTCTCAGACTTAACAGCAAACTCAACTGCCCAAGGATATTTAAATGGTTTATATACTGTGGAACTAGACGTAAGACTCATATGCACTCCTCTAATTGTAAGGGAAAAAAAAGGGGTACTGGACGTACCCCAAACTTAGGAAAAACATGTCACTTAAAGTATACTCTGTTTTACACAGAAATAATACTAATTCAAGACTTTTTTTTGTACTTCTTCTTAGATTGTTTCTCTTCCTCGTATTCGACTAAGAAATTACCACCCACTGTGTACCAATCCAGTACAGGCTGTAGGGCTTTTTGTATCTTTATAAGCTGTATTAAATCTTCCTGCTGTACTTCTGTAAGAGGAATCCTATAACCTTTTTTATATTCTTCAATCTCTCTTTCTACATCCTCATACGTTTGTTTTAAAGTTTGTTTTGTAATCTTAGCCGATAGAACTTCATCTATCTCGATTAACATCTTCAGTATTCCTTTCAGCAATATTAATTTTTTTTCTACTCTTTATCCACCCCTTAGGAATATTCATTCTACCATTGCTCTCTGGTTCAGCCCATGTAGTAGCTATCATTACAGCTTCCTTATTTTCTGCAATCAAAAATCCTACAGATAATACATCAGCTAACTCAGCTTCTCTTGTATCACTCCAACCGTGGTCAGACAAAGCATCTTTCCACCGTATGACTTCTACAGAATTAGTATCTACCTTATCACTCTTCTGGGTTTTATTCTTGGTTGTCTTTATCATTTAGGTCTATCAACTTTAGTTTATTTAAAGGTATTTGAAAGAAAAATTCTCCCTTGGGTACAAACTTATTAGGTACTTCTACTACTGGCGATGCAGCCACATCTTCACCTTTGATATAAAAGGCATACTCTTGTTCATTATTAATGATGAAAAAATGTGTCGGCTTATCGTACTTATCTTTGTCCAGATACTTAGCTTTTCTGTGTGGTATCTGGCATGTTCTATACTTAAATTCTTTACCTTTCCAAGCACGTTTGATTTCAACTTCACAATAATATTCTCCATCAATTAATAAGTCAGGGCCATACCTATCTGGATTATCTATAACAGTTCTACCTTTTGATTCCCAGTAGGCTTTGCCTACATCCCTAGCTAGTTTATCGTTCTGTTTGAACAATTCATAATCGAATTTTTTTCTTCTATCCATGGCAACTTATACACTCCTCTGAATCTTTCAATGCTTCCCGTTGAATTTGTGTACCAACTTTCTCAGCTTGATTGCCTGAAGAGGTACGGAGATAATACAATCCTTTCAGTCCACCTTTCCATGCTCTAATGTGAACGGAGTTGACATAACTCTTATCACTTCCTGCAGGAAAAAATAAATTAACAGATTGTCCTTGGCATATATACTTTTGTCTATCAGATGCGTGTTCGATTACCCACTCTTGATTAAGTTCAAACGCAGTTTTATAAGTATCTTTTTCGTAGTCTGTAAGATTATCTAGATGCTGAACTGAACCCTCATGGTTAATAATACTTTTCCATGTAATTTCATTGTTCATCTTGTACTTATCCAGTACTGTAGCTAAATACTTATTTTTAATTAAGTGAGATCCTGCCCTCGTCCTATGCACATACGCATTCGACTTAACAGGTTCGATACTAGCAGTGCAACCACAAATAATACTGCTATTGGCGTTAGGAGCAATAGCAAGAAGATGTGCATTACGAACACCAGTACCAAAAAGATCACCTGGTGAACCACGTTTTGTTGCAAGTAACTTTGTTTCCAATAAGGCTTCATCTTTTATATGCTTAAATATTCTATTGTTTAAAGACTTAGCTACAGGACTTTCAAATGGTGTGTTGTATTTCTGTAAGTAACCATGAAATCCCATAGCTCCCAACCCTAGTGACCTCTCTCTTAATGCACTTATCTTGGCTTTTACAATATCTCTTGGAGCATTATCTATAAATGCTTGTAGTACATTATCCAGAAAACGAATCAAATCTCTTACCATCGGAGTAGTTCTCCAATCATCAAACTTTTCTAAGTTGACTGAAGACAAACAACATACAGCAGTTCTATCTTTACTTGTAGGCAAATGAATCTCATTACATAAGTTACTACCATGAATCTTTAAGCCTTGTTGCTTCAGAGCTTCAGGCAATGCTCTATTAGCCGTATCTATAAAGTTAATGTAGGGTGAGCCTGTCCTAAATCTAGCCTCAAGTATGCGTTCCCATAACTCTCTGGCTCTAATTCTATCTCTGTATAGACCAGTGTGAGGATCTTTCAGTTCAATTACCTCATCAGCCTCAAGCCGTTTCATAAACTTATCAGTTACATTAACAGCATTGAATAGGTTAAAGCATTTCCTATTAGCATCACCGCCAGTAGGTAACTTAAAATTGATAAACTCAATAATGTCAGGATGATCAATATCCATGTACGCAGCATAGCTTCCCTTTCTAGTTTTACCTTGTTTATATGCAGTCATTTGACTATCTACTACTTTAAGGAATGGGATTGGCCCTGGAGCCTTATCACTGACAGCCCTTACATCTGACCAATGACCGCCAACCCCACCACCCTTTACAGATAACCAAGCAACTTCTGTATTGTGTGCAATTAAATCTTCTAATGTATCACCCACATAAGTTAAGAAACAACTAATAGGTAATGCCTTAAAAGATTCTTTTGGTTTAGGTGCATTACTGAGGACAGGACTAGAAAACATAAACCATTGTTTACTAGCATAATCATATATCCTCTGAGCAAAATCATAGTCACCATCACAGTATGCTAATGATGCTCTAGCAAATGCTTCCTGCGGAGATACCTCAGACTTTAGCATGTAGTAATCTCTTAACAGTTGAGTTGCCTGTTCACTAAGTAATGCATCTCTATTTACATCTATGTTTATTTTGTCATACTTCATCACCAGTTGACTCCCTTAGTTTCTTTTAATAACTTTATCATAGCTTTCAAATACCATTCAGCTTTTTCTGCATCTTGCAAAGGTCTATCTTTATTCCACATTCTCATAATATATTTAAGTATATTACCTTGACAATACGACATAGCTTCATGCTTACCTAATGTATCTACAATCACATCATAAGTTTCATACTTACCTTTGTTGTAGTGTTCAGGGCTATTTACCATATCTTTATTAGCTGAATGTTCAAAAGTTTTATACCTTGAAATATCTTTATCTTTAAAAGGGAGTGCTTCTTCACCATGCACTTCTCCACAAGCATCGCAAACTTTAGTTTCTTCTTCCATTTGTTTACGGACATTTCCTAAATACTCTCCATATAAACTCATTATGCAGTGCCTTCAGTCTTAGTCCAACGACTTAACTGAATTACATTACTCTTTGATTTACTTGAATCAATTTCATCTATGTTCATCTTATTCATTTCTTCTCCTACTTTAAAAGCAAACTCAGGGTCAGAGTTCATTAAATTAAAACAGGCTACTAATGCATAAGTAACTTCAGATAAGTAGTCAGCATCTTCATCATTAAGTTTTTCAGTCGGCATCATAACTGCATTGACATGCACAGTAGTATCCCACTCACCTTCCTTAGTAAAGTTAGGTCTAAGAACTACAGCAGTATCATCTTTCTGTATTGGTATACCTTCTTCAGGGTCAAATTGTTTTGTTTCCATATCCATAATCAGTCCTTAAATTTAAGTTCTTGTTGTACTTCTCTCTTAACAATTATATCCATAACATTTCTAAATTTATCTCCATGAACTTTACTAGACCTATTAGGATTTTTAATTGTTTCTTGTACGACTGGATTTCTCTGTTTAATCATTCCCTTACCCTTTCTTTTCTTTTGGAAACTTGATGAATTTTTCATTCGTTAGTTTTTTAATTTTAGTTATTTCATTAATCCATTCATCTGGAATTTCTTTGGTAGAATATTTAAACTCATATCGTTCACACCAATCAGCATATGTAGTTTTAGAAATTTTATTTATCTTTCTTCTACTGCTTTCAAATACAAATCGAATGTCCAGATTAGGATGTTGTTGTTTAATTAATAAATGTTTTCTCCTATCTATCGGAGTAAACAATCCTTTGGATTCAATAAGAATCCCGTTTGGTAGTATAAAGTCAGGTGTGTACTTCCTGTATGCTAAATCTTCCCATTCAATTTTCAATGGCTCATACTTAGCTTTTACACCCTGTTCTTTTAACTTGTCTTGTATCTTTTTTTCTAGTCCACTACGAACCCCCCTTCTTCTAGCTGCAGCATATGCCTTACCATTAAACACCTCGTAACTCCGTATAACATACCATCGGAGGTATCTCTGCTTTCGATACTACTGACGGTCTTTCTTTTAGAGTAGGCCAACACTCATTCCTGTAACTACACCAACCACATTCCCGACACAGCTTACGATTACCTGTGAGTTTTTTGTAATAAGTTTCTGGCTCATCATTATACACTCTACGAAAAGAATTTTTATCTAGTTCCTCTGCTACGTTATTAGCTTTATTTATATTAGCATCTACATCTAAGCCTGTTGCAGGTACATATTTAAAATCCCCATTGGCTTTGTTAATAACCCACCAACCACCAGGCTTTACCCCACAGGCTTTTGCATACCCTGCTAGTTGTGCTATGTAACCAAAACTATCTCCTGCTGCTAGGGTGTTGTAGTCCTTGAACTTATTTTCGTAAGACCAAGGACTAGCAGTTTTTACATCATCTACCTTACCATCCATAATTAGGTCAGGTGTACCCTCAATTTTGTGGCGAGATAAATTAAGAGTTACCTTTTCCCCGTTTTGGTAATCAACACCACTTGCAGTAAGTATGCCTTTGAATACAGACTCAAGTACATCTCCTATCATCATGTTAATAACAAAGTTTGATGTAGGTGGCAAAGCAGTATGTTTTTTATTTTTATCAAACCATAGTTGACAATAAGGTCTACCTAAGTTTGACATACGCAATCGAAAATCATTATTGCTTTTATCTACAAACTGCTTTTTAAGTGAGTCTCTGATTTCATCAGTCACCCTGTCAATAACTTCTTCAGACATAATGGAATCCGAACTTTTTACATTCGATAGGTACTGTCTGATTCTAATTTCTGCAGGGTGAGTAATCATTAAGCTGCCTCTGTTACTTCAACAAATTCATTGACTAGATTATTCTCGTCCTTCTTTGCTGAATCAGAATAAGCATTTGCAATGTAACTGTTATAACCCTCAATCCAAGCATTGAAATCTTTAAACGTATCTTCATCTTGAGGATTTTTTAGTTCAACTACACCAGAGTCTAACTCCACACTTGGAACATAATACTTAGCACCAGAAGCAATACTTCTTTCCTCTGTACCTAGCTTTAAATTCTTTTGTGGAAGTAGAAACTTTTGTTTAACCATCTCAGCAATCGGGCCACCCATAATTTTAAAGGCTTCCTTGTTGTCTACCTCATAAATAAAAGGAATAGGATCAACTGCTTTATCTAAAGTAGCAGACTCTCCCTTTTCATTTACAGGGGCAGTCAATGTAACATGACCAAACAAAACCCGAACTCTTTTAATAGACTTAATTAAGTCCTTCTGGTCTTGAGGTAAAGAGTTGTAATCCTCAATCCAACCACTAGGCTTACCACAATTAAAACCGCCTGTGTTATCTCTTAGATCCCCTTTCAAATCATTTGCCATTTCTGTCTTGACAAACATACCCTTACCCTCTGGCCCACCAGAAGTTAGATACCTCTTGTACATAAACTTCTGTTGGAACAATCGAATCTTAGGATTAGAATCATAAAGTTTTGTATCATCAGGTAGTGTTAAACAAAAACTTCCTGCATCTACAACTTCTACTTTCTTTTTCTTACCTTTGATTTCAGTCTCACCCATTACACCTGAGTGGTCTATCTTCAATCGTGCAAGTGTGCTAGTTTGTTTCTTAGTTTTTGTGTCAGCTTCCATGCCCATAGCTTGAGCAAGTTGATTAAAGTTTGACGTATTTAATGTTGAAATATCTGTACTCATAAAGTCCTCTCATAGTTCAGTTTGATTTAACCAATCACTTCCAATCTTTCCTTCTAACAACAATGGCACGTTTACTTCTATGCCATATCTAGCTTTAATTACAGCTACTAGATTCTTTTGTACATCCTCAATGATATCAATTACTTGTTGCTCTTCATCGGGATGTACATCTATAACGATGGAATCGTGTACAGAGTTTACTACACAACTCCTATATCCGTCAAGTTTATTATACAGTTCTACCAATACTACAGGTACTATATCTGCCGTAGCAAATGATTGTACTGGATAGTTTTTAATCTGTGTAAAGTTAGTTACTGTACCGTCCCTTCTCCTTTGTGTATCAGGAAAGGCAAATTCCCTGCCACTAGGTATTCTAATAAACCCATGCCCGACTGCTTGATTAGCTAGTTTCTTGTGCCATTTACCTATACCTTTGTACTTTTCAATAAAGTGTTTGTAGTAAGTAGCTTCAGCTTCAGTCCTGCCATAACCTGTAGCACCATACAACGGGGCAAACGTGTGTGCCTTTGCAACTTGTCTCGATGTGGGCTGTCCTGCATCTGATATAACTTTTGCAGTGTAGCTGTGTACATCAAAACCTTCTGTCACTTCTTTAATAGCAACAGGGTCTTGGCTGAGATAAGCTGCCACCCTAAATTCTAGTTGTGCAAAATCTGCTTCTAATACTTTGCCCCCCTGGAATCGAGATACAAAAACTTTTTTAACAGGAAAGGTAGAACCTCTAGGCATGTTCTGCATATTCGGATTAGCTCCACTAAATCTACCAGTAGCAGTAACATGCTGATTTAACCTGACATGTAGGAACCCGTCTTCTTTTACAAAGTCTTTTATGCCTTCAACAAAGTTTGATAAGTAGCTTGTGATAGCTGATAGTCTTCTAAGTTTAGATAGAAACTCAGATGCTTCTGTCATCCCTTTACTATTAGCAAATCTTTCTAGTATTTCTAAGTTACCTTTGGATGTACTAAACCCACTAGCACTGGCCCACTTTGCACTAGGAGGACTAAACTTTAATCCTGCTACCTTATTGCTTTCTTCATACACAAAGCCTGAACCACCGCAGACATTACACTTGGTAGCTTTCTTAAATGGATTGCCATCTTTTTTAGTTTTATAGAACTGGCCCTTGCCCCTGCACCTACTACATTGCTTTGCTTTTGTTTTAAACAAAGTCTTAAAGTGCTTTCTAATTAGTCCTTTGAAAACATTTGTAGGTGTGTGAGGTTCAATGCAAGAGTGCCATGCATTTTTATCTATAGGTTTTCTACTAAACAAAACCCAAGAGAGTTGTTCTGTACTGCCAAGATTAATAGGAGTATCACCCATAAGTTTTTTAGTAAACTCCTGTAGGCTAGTCTCTAGTT